ATCTTGCCGACCTGGCTCAAGGGCACGACTTGCTGTTGCACGCGCGGCTCATCGCCGAATGGCACGGCCTCGAGGCCCTCCATCTCGCGCGCCTCGTTGGGCGCGTAGATGCCGCCTTGCACGCCGCGCGCCAGCGAGTCGATCCGATCTTTCTGCGCCGAGCGCAGCAATGCGCCGGTGTCGAATTCCACATACTCGTCCGGCTGTCCCTTGAGCTGGAACATCGCGCCGATGGCTTCCTCGATGTGATTGAGCGCGAAGCCGAGCCCGCTCGCGATCCAGCTTTGCATCAGCAATTCGGTCGATCCAAAGCCGCTGGTGCCGAGTCCGAAGATTTGCAGCGGAATGCGAAAGGCGAGCGCGATGTGCTCGTTAGTGAGCTTGAGGATGTCCGCGGTCGCTGCGTCGCGCCCGCCGACCGCCCACGGCTGCACCTTGAGGCCGGCGGTGAGGATCGGCGAGCCGCCTTGCTTGAGGCCCTTCGACTGCTCGTTCCAGCGGTCGCGCAATGCCTGGACTTGATCCTTGTCGAGGATGAGATCGGTCGAGAGCACGGCGCTCGGCCGCGCTTCGTTCGTGTAGAACGACCCTTGCTGATTGACGATAGCTGCGCCGGCGCCGATGTCGGCATAGGCGGCAACGATCGGCGACTCGCCCACCAGCGGTGTCGGCTGGCGATATCGCTTGGTATGCAAGCGGATATGCAGAACGTCGCGCTGCGGCACCAACAACTGATTGTCGGCGCCAAGGCGTCGTTGAATAACGTCGTTGCCGTAGAGCTGATAGAAAATCTCGCCGTTGACCGCCAGCCGCGGCTGCGACATCAGCGGGTCCATCAGGTGGAGCTCATCGACCTCGTAGCGGTCGTTGCGCAACGCCAGCGCATAGGTGTTACCGTGCTCATAGAGCGAGCGCGTCGCATTGAGCATGAAATCGCTTGTTGACTGATAATCGTTGAAATAGCGCAACAGGCGGGACAGCGCCGAATTCTTGACGCGGTCGCGCCCGCCCTTTGAGTTAAGCCGCCAGTGATCGCCGGGCAGCATTGCCACGGTCTGCGCATAGGCCGAGACGCAAGCCTCAACCATTGCCGACCGTGGCGCGGTGATCGGGTCGTATCCCTGTTGCCACCAATTCCAGGCGGCGCCATCCGGCAACCAGCCGCCCGTCACCGACAGATGGTATGGGCCAGGGCGGAAGTCGCCCTCGCCTCGGCGAACGAGGCGATCGGCGATCCGCCCTAGCCAGGCGCGTGCGCTCACGTCGATGGGTTTGCCGTGGTCGCTCTGGTCGGATAGGTGCCGCGCTGCGGCGTCTTGCCCGCCTCGCTTTGGCGCTTTTCGCGCTCGGCCAGCGGAAGCATGCCGGTATCGGGCGCCGAGCCATCCGGCTCTTTCTCGACCACATGCACGCCGCTCGCCGCCAAATCATTCTCTTCCTGGGTCGGCGTCGGCTTCACGCCGGACATTGCATCGTGCTGCTCGGCGTGCAGCTTCTCGCGGGCGGCCTTTTCGTCCGCGAGCCGCTTCTTGGTTTCCTCGACGCGCTTTTTGTTGGCGGCGGCGTCGTCGCTGGAATGAGGCTGGTCGGTCATTTTGCGTTCCTTTCGTTGTTGCTCCTCGCCGGCTGGACTGCCGACGACTACCAAGTCACGCCGGCGACCCAGGCGACGACGCCGGCGCGGCGAATGCACCAGTTGGTCGGCAGGATCAATCGTAGGGCGAGTGAGTCGGTCTGGAACATCGACTTGGCCGGCGCACCGACCACGGCGGGCGCGCCGGACGTGCCGATGTCGGTCGGCGCCGTGTCGTCGAAGACCAAGGTCGCCTGATCGCTGATCTCGAACCTTGGCGCGTCGCCGCCGACCGCGACGAAGTCGGCGGCATCGAGGGCGATCACCGTGCCGAGCGGCACCGTGCCAGACGCGATGACCGGCCAGCCACCAAGCTGGCCTTGGCTGATCTCGTCGCGGAACGGAAAAACGCCCGCGCCCGGCGCAGCAACCAACCCGATCGAATTCACCTGTTGCGGGTTCAGGAGCCAGACCGGCGTTCTGACGTTGCCTTTGGTGCCGGTGAGCAGCGCGCCGGATATTTGCTTGATGTCACCGACCAGGGCGGCGAAACCGCCGCCGGCGGTCGGCGTCAAGCCGGCCACGCCGTTGAGGATGCCGGCGGGCCGCACCACGGTCGCCGGGTTGGCATCGAGCAGGACGCTATCGAGCGAGATAGCGGTGTCGTTCTGGATCGCATCGCGGAGCAGGCCCTCGACCGCGGGAACGGAATGCTCGCCGAGCTCCCTGGTCCAAGTCGTGATCACGGCCATTTTCTTCGGCGTCAAGGTCTGCGATGTGAACAGCCCTTGGCGAACCGGGATCGGCAAACCTTCACCGACAAACGAGCCAGCGATCGTCGGCGTGGTCGCGCGCGTCGGGATTAGGATTTTACCGTAGGGACCAAACGAGAGCGACAATCCCTTGCCCGCCAGCCGCGGATAGATCGCCGCGGGATAGAGCACTTCCATGAACGCGGCGTAGGTGGTCTGCGCCAATTCCGCGGCCCATCCGACCGCGGTGGTAGTAGCGGGCGCGGTGGCGGCGCGCATGATCCACTGAACCGCCTGGCGATGGATCTCATCGTCGCCGTAAATTTCCCGCATCGTCACATCGATCGGCTGGCGTTTCTGATGCGCGAACAATTGCGCGACACCGCAATGCACGAGCAAATCGAGCGGCTCGGTCTTCTTGCGTGGCAACGCGAACGGCCGCGTCGTGTCGGCGGCAGTACGGACGGGCGTGATGGCAGTTGAGCCGCGGGCCACGACCGCCACGGCGCGCGAGCCGCCGTCATCAGCGGTCGCGGCAAGTTGGCGCTCGGCGTCACGCAAGCCGGCGAGCGTGTGTTCCGCCTGCGTTATGTGACCTGTGAGCTCGTTCGCCGCATTCAATTGCTCGTCGCTGACGTTGGTATCGTCGGTTTTCGTCCAGTGGTCCGTGAGTTGATCGCGCAGCCCATTGAGGCGCTGTTCGACCGCAGTAATACGTTGAGCAAACGACGACATGGTCGTGCCCTTTCTGATGGGAGGTCGTGTCGGCTTGCCCGCCGGTTGAGCCCCGCGGCGAGCGGCCCGGTCTTTTGCGCCATGCCCGGCGAAGACGAGGTCGATCGTGGCAGGGGAAATTCGCAGGCCCTTGGCGACTGCCAGGGCGTTTGGATTAGCTGGGACCGAGACCAGGCTGCACTCGACCAGCTCGGCCTTTGTGTAGAAGACGCCCCAATCGGATTCCTTGCGCGGCTTGGTTTCCATCGGCCGGAAGCCGACCGAGACGGCGCGCAATATGTCGGCGTCGATCAGCGCCCGCAGCTCGTCGATGCGTGGCGACGTGCCCTTCGGCGCCAGCTCGAGCTCGCCTCGCAATTGCTTGTCCTCGACGCGGAGCTTGCTCCATTTGCCGATCGGCCATGAACTGTTGTGAGCAAACAATGCAATCGGGTTTTTCTTGAAGGCGGCGAGCTCCCACCCATCCGCCATGATCACGTCGTCCATTCTGTCCGGCGTTTCGTCGCTGAGAATGAACTCTTGGCCGCCGACCTTGCCCTCATGGGTCTTGTGGCGAATGCCGCCGCCGGCGCCGCGATTTTCCCAAAGTATCTGGCACGCCTCCTCGTCGCCGATCTCGTCGGTACACCGCTCCATGAAATCGTCCTCGCTCTCGTCCTCCTCGGGCTCGAGGTCTTGGCGAGACAGTTTCGCGGCTGCGTCCATGGCGGCCTCCTACAACTTTTCGGAAACGGAAAAGCGGCTCGCCGCGGGCGGCGTGGTTAGGTCGGCCGCAGCGAGCCTACCGCACTGTGCCTCTCAGCGGTGCGGGTTGGGATCGTCGGAGCGTTGAATGCGATCGACCGAATGCCCGGCCGACATGGCGGCGGCGCCGGCGCCGGTCTCGACCGCGATGCCGAACTTGCATTCATCGCGCGATTGCACGACCGGATGGTCGCGCGAGCCGGACCTGATTTTCACGAAATTGATCGAGCGGCCCCACGCCTCCGAAATCAGGATCGAGGTATTCGGCTTGGCGACCACGGTGACTTCGCCGCCCTTGCTATCAAACAAGTCGTTGAACAGGTTGCTGTCGCTCGAGACCTGAAAGGTCAAATTTGCGGGCGTGAATTCCTGCGGGACGGTGATGCGGACGATGTTTCCCGCGGAGCAGTCTGCGGCATCTGAAAGCGACTCGCCGAGCGGAATGGTCGGCCCATCAACAATAGTGATCGACATTGGGTAATCTCCCCTTTTTAGGATTGCGGGTTAGACGATGCCGGCCGTGATCAGCGCCTCGACATCCGCGAACAGGTCATTGGCTTCGGGCCGGACCTCGACCTCGCGCCGGTTGATTGGTCCCCAATGCTGGCGCAGATGGCGCAGACCGATGGCCGCGGCTTCGACCGCGAATTGGGGGCAGCACTTGCAGAGCTTTTGGAACGAGCGGCCCTCGCCGGTGCCGTAGTTTTCCCAATCCGTTTCCGAGCAGGTAACGCCATCGGCGAAGACCTGCAGCGCGCATTGCGCCGGCGGCTCGGTGTTTAGGCCGGCCGCATATTCCGCAAACAGCTTGTCGATCTCGGTCGAGCAGCTCGAGGAATTCCAGCTTTGCTGGAACAAGCCGGCCTCGGCGGTTTCACTTTCGACGTTGGTCGCGCTTTGATCGCGGCCCTCACAATGTCGGCCGGACGACTCCCTCATACCCAAGCCGAGCAACAAGACAAAAAGGTGCCGCAGGGTTTTTAGTCCGGCGGTTTCGTTTCCCATGTCGAGCGCATCGAAGATGTCCGCATACCATGCGAGCGCGTCCTTATCCTCGTCGTGCGAATTGGCCTTCGCCATGTCGAGCGCCGACGTATCGAAGGCAAACAGCTTGCGAATGCAGGTCGCGAACGCGACCGCCATGCCGGCGACATAGGCGGGCGGTGCAAAGCCGCGGTCGTTCCATTCGTAATGTGCAATATCGGACGAGAGGGCGACGCCGATGATAGCGGACACCGTCGCCGGATCGAGCGGCTCGAGCAGTTTCGGCGGGTAGGGCGGCAAGCCGAATTCGGCATCGAGCGCGTCCCACGTCATCGGCCCGACCACGCCGTCCGCGTCCAGATCGCACTCGTGCTGATAGTCCTTGACCGCCGCGGCGGTGCGCGAGCCGAAGTCGCCGTCGAGCGGGCGCACCATGAGAAGGCGCTGCACCAGCGTCACCTGGCTCCCGCACGACCCTATGGAAAGCGTCGGGCGCGCGGTCATCGGTACATCAGATGCGGCTGCGGAATGCCGGGACCGAAGCCGAGCAAGCCGCCGAGCCAGACCAGAACGGCGATGATGCAGAGCAGGCCGACAATGACCTTGCCCCACTTGTAGACGTTGGCGTCGATCGACCAGCCCATGAAGCTCGTAATCAACCAAACAAGGCAGAACGCAATGAAGATGACGACCGCGATGTACAGGAGCAGATAGGCGAAGCTGATGAGAAGTCCCATTTTGATTGCCCTCCTATCGCACCTTGTTTGCCGGATGATTTGGATCGAGCGGCCAGCCGTCGTCGCCAACGTCGATGCTGTAGCCGTCGAGCTCGATGTATCGCTTGGATGAGTTGTGGCAGGCTTCGCAGAGCGATTGCAGCTTGCCGATTACAAACTTGTTCCAATCGCCCTTATGCGGCTCAACGTGATCGACGATGCGAGCGACGGTAACGACGCCGCGCTCCAGGCAGAAGGCGCAGAGCGGATGCGCCCGCAGTTGCAGCCGGCGCCGGCGTTGCCACGAAGCCTTGCCGTAGAAATGCGACCAAGCGGTGCGGGCCTCGCCGGGTCTCGGCACGGCTCAGGCTATCAGCGTTTCAAGATCGATCGGTTTAGCAACGCGGTCACGCGAGCGCAGACCGAGCAGCATCGCGAGCGCCACAGCGCCGTCAATCCTGAAACGCGCCTTGTCCTTGTCGAGCTTGCGATTGCCAGCCGGGTCCATCGTGGCCACCGCGTTGGCCATATTCCAGTTAAGACAAGGGTTGCTCGGATGGACGAGCCTGCGCTCCATGATGGCGAGCTCGAGCGCGTCGATCGCCGGTGCCATGTCCTTGAAGCCCTGGCCCCAGGGCACCAGCCGCAAGCCGTCGCCGCCCTTCTCGCCGTCCTCGTAAGCCTGCAGGCCAATGCGGTCGAACTCGCGCAGGATGTCGCCCATGCGCCAGCGGTCATAGGCCATGCCCTTGACGCGGTAGCGTTGCGTCAGCTCGCCGACGAAGCGCGCGATGGTCTCGGGATCGATGGTCTTGCCGGGCGAGAGCCGCAGATGCCCGGCCTCGACCCATTCGCGGTAACGGTGCGTGCCGCTGCCGAAATCGCGATTGGCGTGCTCGGTCAGATGGTCGGCCGGCTTCCAAAAATAGGGCACCACGCGCATCGGATCGGCGATCGAGCCGACCATCAGGGCAGTCAGGTCGATGACGCTCGAGAGGTCGAGCGCGAGATAGACCTCCTCGCCGTCCGCAATCCGGGCGTCGCCGGCGCACGCCATCCATTCGGCGCGCGAGATCAGCGAGGCGAACGGCGCCACTCGCTGATTCAGGAACAGGTTGCGCACCTTCGGCTCTTCCGCCGGCATGCGGATCGCCTTGCGCACCGCGGCGACGACGTCTTCACGGTCGCGGAACTTGCCGAGCGCCGGATTGGCTTTCGCCCATTGCGCTTCGTCGTCGAGCTCGCAGCCCTCGGTCGCGGCGTGCAAGTGGCACACGATCGCCGGGTCGGTGCCGGCCAGGCCGTCGTCGATCAGCCTCGAGAGCACATGCTCGGGATCGTTCGATTGCGTCGAGATGGTGATGAACAGCGGCTCGGAGCGCGCGCCGAACGAGGTATCGAGCACGTCGTAGAGATCCCGACTCTTGGCCTGCGCGAGCTCGTCGTAGATCACGACGCTCGGCAAATAGCCGTGCTTGGTGCCGGCCTCCGCGCTCACCGCCCGATAGATCGAGCCGGTGCGCCGCGCCAGCATGGTCTTGGTCGAGGCGATGATTTCGATCTCGGCCGCGAGCTGCGGCTCGAGCTCCACGATCTGCTTGGCGAACTTGAACACGATCGAAGCCTGGTCGCGGTCGTTGGCGGCCGAATAGATTTCCCCGTTGATGACCCGTTCCGGCCCGATCAAATGCGCGAGCGCTATCGTCGCGATCAACGCCGTCTTGCCGTTCTTTCGCGCCATCGACAGGATCGCGCGCCGCACCACGCGCCGGCCGCCGATGTGCGGCTCGTAAATATCCTTGAGAAAA